CCGCCTGGTGAACGAAACTCTACACGATTATCTTTTGTATTGATACTTGTAAACTTGTCAGTATAACCACTGTGAATAAGTTTGGATGCTACTAGATTTAAATTCTGACGCATCGCATCAACGGCTTTATTAGCCTTTTCTGGATTTTGTTTAATGAATGAGGCAATCTGTTCAAACGCACTACGAGCGTATGAATTACCAAGACGACCAAACTTTTCAAGAATATACTTGTCGCCTAAAAATAGTGCAAGTTTAACATAATCAAGTTTATCTAACTTATAACCTGGTATAGAGATGTTCATATGCAAACCAGTTTTATCATTGGTATAAGCATTGCCATCTTTTGCCCATGCCTTGACCTTGTTGATTTGGTCAATCATTGTTGGAATATCAAGAGGTGGTGATACAAACTCTAAACCTTCGCCACCTTTACCACGAGTTGGTTGTAGGCTGCTATCTGGTTCAATAACATAAGCATCCATAGGCTTTGCAATAGCGTGATAACTGCCGCTCTTAATAGTTTTAATACCTGTTGCACGACGGAAATCACCTACATCAACCGTGGAGCGAGTTCTGCGGTCATATTCATCAGGTTCAGTCCAGTGTGGCCAAGATAATCCTAACCTATCCCAACTTGATAAATCATTCATGTATGTACCACCATAGGTGTCTTCTAAAAACTTTTCAAGATAATCATCTATGTTATCATCATCTTCAATATTATCACGCCACTCTTCAAAATATTCTTTTTTAAACGCTTCGTATGGATCAATTCTGTCTATTTCACTGAACAATTCTTCTTGATTTTTATAATCACGACCATAACGTTTGTCAATAAAATCTTGAATACGGTCACCTGCCCAAGTGTCCCATAGTGGTCCATCAATATATTCGTGCCACGCTTCACGGATCAAATCAATTGCACGGTTTACTTCACGACGACTGTTATGGTCGCCAGCAAAGAACTGCATAACATCTTGTGCTAGTGCGTTGAAACTTGCGGTAGAGATACGCTCATCTTGATCATAATCTGGTTCGCTTTCAAAGTCTTCGTAAGGATCATAATCTTCATCATCTTCTTCGTCAAGATTAGTGACGATAAGTTCAAATTCAAGACCTGCTTTTGCATTTGGAATCTTTGCCACTGCTGCACGAAGGGCTGTTGGACTCATATTTACTTCGTTTAGGATTTCTTCAAGGATCAGGTCTTTGTCGCTCATTTATATATTTACCGTTTTTAAGGTTTGCGTTGTTTATTCAAATACTGTACTTTTGCGCCATTTTCATCTGGTTCAATCTTACGGTCCCACGGAAATGTGGCTACCTGACGGTCAGGATAATCATTGCCGCCACCAACAGTTCCTAGAATACTACCAGCGTGTTCATTTTGTTGTGGTCCAAACTTCTTTATAAACTTTGCTTTGTCTTTTGGCATTTCAAAGTCTAATGAAATTTGGTTATCAATTTTCCCACTCTCATCAGTTATTACATCAACTGCAATATGCTTAAATCCAAGTGCAGTTTGTGCATATACACGATACATCTTTTTAAGATCATCCAAGAAACCTTGAACAAAGAATGTGAGAGTTGCTTTTGCAAAACGCACATATCCAAGTTTAAATGCTTCTTCGTATCCATCAATGTCTTTACTATAAAGCCACGACAGATGTTCTTCCTTCGTAACATAAACAACTTTACGATCAGGTAATATCCAACCATGTGTTTCATTTGTATCAAGTGCTTCTTCAACACTTTCTTTTTTAGCACTATCGGCACGAATATTAGCAATTGCTCGTTGTGCATCATTGTCGCTTTTAAGTGGCTGTTGTGCTTCTGCATCCCACTTCTTGTGTAAGAATGTCAGTAAACCCTTTACATCGCTAGCACCAATTTTACGCATAGCAGCGATAATTTTAGTTGCTGCTTCATAACCACTATTGCCTGGCTTACGAGCATTTGTAATTTCATTACGCAGCCCAAGGTCATCAGCAAACTGACCACCGCTCCAATAGGTTAAACTATAACGTAGTTTATTTGCTTCTTTGGATAACTCACTGCGTTTCTTCTTAAAGATAAGTTCTAACCAAGGAGCAAGATATTTCTTACCATTAAAGGTGCTTATATAACCAGTCTTCTTTTGACCACGAATTAAATCTTGGGCTTTGCTTACTGGTATTGCTCGCTTGGTGTCCTGTAACTTCCACGCATTTTCGTCGCTATAAAGATAAGTTGGTAAGCCACGCTTCTTTGCCACAATCATCAACTGGCGAGTAGTTGGGCTTGCAAACTCACCTGCTTCTTTAAGTAAGATATGAACTGCTGTAATAGCATCTGCTGGTATAGTTGGTTCACGTGAGAAAACACGGTCTTCACTTTCACTGTGCTTTTGCTTATCAAATCCTGCCCAATAATCAATAGCCTTTACTGGATAACGACGATTAAACCAGTTGCCATCAAGGTTAAACATAACGGCAGTGCCGCCAGTAAACTCGTGATAACCACCCACTTTGCTACGTGTTGTGGATAGGAAATAGTTATAACCTTTCGGCGCATACTGATCTTCTACACTACCAGTAGAAATGCTCAACATAAACTCATTGTTTTTAAGAATGTTTAATGCTGCACCTACACTACCTGTATAGTGGAACAACACGGGTGATGCTGCTTCGTCCAGACTTTCTGTTTCTTCTAAATCTTTACGATGACTGCGCTTGTAATATGAACACCAACCATTTGCCGCAATCTTACCTTTAACAGCACTACAACCGTGTGGTGGACGCCACATAGTGCAGTGGTCGCAACGCTGACCATTGTGAGGCATATCCTGATACTTTGCAACTGCTTTGGTTGACTTTTCTGCAGCTTCTTTAATAGGATAGGTTGGCAATCCACGCAAATCAAGATTTACGCCGTGTGTAGAGCCATAATAACCATAAGGTTCTGTGATATCATGTTCTTCAAACTGTGCTGAATCAAAACCACGATTCCATAGCTTAGCTGCCTTGCTTCCAGTTTCATATGGATTTTGAGCACGAATATTCATACCATTGCTTTTAGCTTTTAATCCTTCAAGAAAACCTTCATGATATGGATCAGCATCACTTTCTGGTTCATCGCCCCATTCGCCTTCAATGCCTGGTGCTTCGGTAACGATGCCCATTGCTTTCAACATAGCACGAGCAACTACACGGTCTTTTTCTTTTTCTACTTCTGGCAACTGTGCATAAGTTTGTTGGGCAAGTGCATAACGTTTTTTCTTTTTATCGGGAATAGTTGGTGTATCTAGCTGCAACTTGCCCATATAATCAGCAACAGCAGTCTTGTTCCAACCATCGTGAATAGCATTAGCAATTGCTTCTACATCTGTAATGCCGCTATCAATCATACGCTTTGCAGCAGTGGCACTTTCAATGTTTGCTAACCAACCAAAGTTAGCACCTGGTGTGGATAAACCATAGTGATAAGCATCATCAAGTGCTTTATCACTGATATGCGCTAGTTGTTCTACTGATAAACTTTCATTAAGAACACTTTCTGTAATAATACTTTCACTAAAACTTTCGTTTTCAGGTGGGTCTTCTGGTAATCCGAGACCTAAACGCACGGTTTGGAATAATGTCTTGCCATCTACTGTTAAGTTTTGTGGGACTTGCGTTGCTCTTTCAAAGGCATCTGGATCACCACTTTTTGCAGCTTCTCTTGCATTTGTTGCAGAAGTTAAACGAGGACTTTCCATAAATGTTAATGGATTAAAATTATAAAATCCGTGTGCTACTTCTTTGCCATTATACTGTTCAAGTACTGAACGCATTTGTGGCATATCATCTTCACCAGCAACAAAAGTTGCACTGCGGAATCCCTTTTCATAAAGATATGATGCTGCTTGAAGGAAAGTTTTTATATTGGGGTCTTCTACAATATGACCTTTTGTTTCTGGATATAATGTATAAATCCATCGCAATTTTGTTTGATATTCAAGCGGATTTTTCTTGGAATCTTGACTTTTACTAAAAAATAATGCCCAAGCACCATTTTTTGCAGATGTAGATACTGTAGAAATTACACCCTTGTGGCCATAATGGGGAGGATTACTTCTCATAAATGCAAAACTTACATGAGGACCAGATGCTTCAGCAAAGTTAGTGCGAGTGGTTAAAGTCATATGTTATAGTATCCTAACTCTCTTGGCGTCTTCCCTACATGTTCTGGATTAAAAAGTTTACTTCTTAAAACTTGCGTCAAAGTTATTGGCTTATCACAATTTTTTAAAATATTTCTTAAACCGTTTGCAGTAATAGTATTTATTGTATTAGCATATTGCTCGGCGCTTAAAAATATACCATCTGGTGTATGGATGCGGCGACGATTTGGATTATTCATTTGGATTTTTAATCTTGCTTCATCGTTTTGTTTAGAACCAAGTCTTGTGCTAGGTTTACCTTTTCGTGCCGCAGACATTTTTACACGACTTTCTTTATTGTGTTTTTTTCCATAAAATGGATTATTTTCACCAGTTTGTGCTAACTTTGCACGAATTTCTAATGCTCGTTCTGCGCCATATATTTCTTCATATGTTTTTCCACGAGTTCTATCACGCAACTTTATATGTTTTTGCCTAGTTTTTTCACTTATACTTTTACCAAACATTGGATGATTTTCACCAGTAAAATGTGGTGGTCTATTATCTGTGCAAATATTAGTTAATATTCCACCTTCATCTAAATCACGGCGACCATACTTTTCTATAAGTTCTGCTTCTAAATTATATGCTTCTTCTTCTGTCAAATTGTCTGCAATTTTATCTATAATAGGCTCATAACCTTTGTTTTGCAAACCTTTAATAACTGCATATTTTTTGCGGTTTTCTGTATTTTCTTTTGTTTCTTGCAAGTGGCGATACATTCTATCACCACTGCCCTTGCCAATATAAAAAGGTAATTTAGTTATAGGGTCAATATACTGATATACATAATATTCATTCATATATGTATTTATGCACGGTGGATTAAAACGACCAAAAGTAGTTTAATTGGGCGTCCAACGAGACCTATCTACTAATTTTATATTTGGTTCACCGTATGAAACGTAGCCTTCTCCGCCAGGAATTCCACCAGTAGATTGTTGTATGTCACCTGGTTCTTTATCTATTTGTGCAATAATACTATTTTTAACATCACGTAGATTTTCTAATATCGCAAAAGTAGCAATGAATCCTTTTTGATTTTGTGCAATCCAATCTGTAATTTTCTGTTGCATCGGCGCAGATTGTTTGCTGCTACCTTGCAACCAAGATGTAAATGTATTTGCAAGGTCTGACACCTTTCCTTGTTTTACCATGGTATTGTTAAAGTTATACAATACACCCTTGAATCCTGCCATCTTCATAGCGGCAAGGCGTTCATCATTTAAGAAGTTATCAATTGCGTTTTTATTGAGAGCAACATACTTTTGCAAATTTTGTAGTTTTTTTGTATCAATTTTAACTGGTTGACTTGCATATCGTGGTCCTAACACAATTAATCCTTGTGTCTTATTAAATGCAGTAAAATCATCAATAGGTTGCTGCTGATCATCGCCTATTCCAAATGATGGGAAATATGCATGTCCTACTACGGCAGCAGTAGCACGAGAAATCCTTTGACCTAGTTCTGTGTTTGCTAAAACTTTATATTCTACTTTATTTGGAGTAAAAGTATAAGCATTGTTTTCTAACTGCGGACGACGCATAAACAACAAATCACCATAAACATAACCACGGAAATCTTGTGGAGTTGCTGCTTCAAATAATGTCCAAAGACTTGCATATTCATTGGCAAAGCGCATACGTTCATCTTGTTTATCTGGTGCTACATTGCCAGTGTTCATGATAAAACGCACTAATTCTTGTGGACTGTTGCTTTTACCGCTACCATCTGGCTTTAACCAACCATTATGACCAACCATGATGAACTTACCATCAGGTTCACGCCCCCAATATACTTGCGGTTTTCCGTCCCATTTATATCTTATCATTCGTTGTGGATTGTTTGCAAGTTCGCTAAGGCGAGCAATAGCAGTTTCAGCACCGCTGCTGCCATTAATCAATACAAGGTCTTCTACATGCTGAAAAGCACGACCAACTTTTGGGGCTTCGTTTATTATCTGTGATATGAACATCAAATATTTATAGGTTTTCTAAAAACCACATATAGGTAGGAGCAGATAAAGACAAACGCCATTCTCCATTCCATCCTAAAGTTATTAAATTAAAGTCTAATGGTGCTTCGTCATATTGTGGCAAACCATCTTTTACGCCAATCTGTTTATAATATTTTCCTAAACTATAAAACAAATAATCAAGTTCAATCTCGTCGATTTCTATTTGCTTAATGTTTAATAATTGATCAGCGAGAATATTGCCATTGTCATCAATTGGTGTATGTTTTAGTTGTTTATCAAGAAGGCGAATTTTAATAGTATGTTCGCCTTCTTCTAAATCACGTGTAAACGTGATTATTTTCTTTTCACCATCACTTTCTTTCTCACTCACGACACCGTATTCTATAAGTTCATCATTAAGCAACACTTCAAACTTTGGCGGTTCATTATGCCAAACACTATCTAAAGTAATCTTAAATTCTACAGATTCGGTATCGTCGCTCATATTAGCCTTTCTTTTTAAGATTTAGCTTGATTGGTTGAACAGCTTGTGGCTGTGGGGCAGCTTGTGGTTGTGGCTGTTGTGGATCAAGATGATGTGGTCCACCGTTTGAAACTTGATTTGTTAGAACTTTTTTAAGTTCTTCAACGTTACCTTCATATTTGTGATAACCAGTATGGTCAAGTTTAATGCCAGTATCAGCAAAAATCTTACCACCAGCCATGCGCCATAGATAACAGAATGTCCAATCTTCGGAAAGATAATTGTCATCCTTATCAATCATTGTATCAAAGAGTCCATACATAAGTGGCTCATATTGTGCACCAATGCCGATATTATCACGATACTTTAGTTCTGGGTGCAGTGAAATTAACTGTTCAATAACATGACGCTTTACCATCATGAAACCAGTTCCCAAAGTAGAAACTTCAACAAGATCGCCCATAGTAACTGGATTTGGAACCGTGTTAATAACATAACGAATTGGAATACGCTTCATTGGATATACGCCACCGACGACATCCTGATTAGCGAGAAGAAGACGAATGATTGCTTCTGGATCAAATCCAAGATCAACGTCAATAAACATTAGATGAGTTGCAGCTTGATTAAACAAGAACTTTGCAACAAGGTTATTACGACCACGAGTAATAAGTGATTCATTAACCATTGTATCAATACTATAGTTGAGTCCCATCTTGCCAGCAATAATACCAAACTTGATCATTGCGATAAAGGTTGCTTCATTACAAAGTCCACCATACATTGGTAGACAGAAATGAATATGTTGTTTACGTAGAAAATCTAATGCCTCTGGAGGCAAACCAAAAGTATCTTGATTAGGTGGTTGTTGTTGATTAATTTGTTCTGTCATTGATCTTTCCATTAACTGCAGATATTAATATATATCTACAGTAAACAGTGTAACAGAATTTTTATGTATTGTAAAGAACTTGGTTGATTTGACCACTGGTAAAATTAGTAATATGCGCACGGCACCATACAAAGTTGCCAGTAAAGTTAAAGAAATAATTTCCAGTAAAGCCATTAACTCCATCACCAACAGCAGTGGAAGTTATATCGACCCAATCATTATCAGTTGGATTTTGTAATAATGTAGCCTGAAATTTAATGATACCAATAAAATTGGTAAGTTTATAACTTACAGTGTGCAATCCATCGGTATACCCATAGTATCCATTGCCTTTAAATTGATTACTGCTCCACGTGGTGCTAACACCATCATATGGTGGATATACTTGCCCATGATCAATTTCACTTAATACTACTTGTGGTATAGTTCCCATTATTATTCCGCTTTTTCAATTTCAACGATTACACTATCGCCAACCAATTCCTGAACAACTGCTTCAATACTTTCAACAATATCATCGCGGATGATACTGGAATTGTTTGAACTTTTATCAGCAACAAGTTTGCTTACTTTGATAACCAATACTTCTTCGTAGATTTTAGCCATTGATATTCTCCAATGTATTTATTCTAGGCTTGCGGCCACGCTTTTTACCACCACCACGAGTTGCACCATTTGCCTTAATATCATATGCAAGTCCAAGACGAACTGGTTCCATTCCATCAATTTCGTCGATCTTATCAATAGGAACACTGAATTTACGACCGCTACGATGAGAAGAAATAAACTTCATTGTGCCATCTTCACTAATAACTTTATCAACATTTAAGAATAACAGTTTTTCCGTGGGCATCCCACCAAATGCTGGCACAGGACAACGTGCTAAAATACGAGTCTTGTTGTTAACGATACCACGAGAAATTAAGGTTGTTGCTAATTCAATGTTCATTATGTTACGCTTTCACTTTCTTTACTAATTTGTAGACTTTCTTAATCCCATCTTGGAACAGCATATACAGCAGTGGAATATTTTCTGCACTTCTGCAATAAACACGAACTGAACCGTAGTAATAATTTGTTTCAAAACCAGCGGCAGTGCGAACGCACCAACGATTCAATTCATATGGCATTGACAAGTCATCTTTGTTGTTATTAACAAACTCATACAATTCAAGTAGATTTTCTCGCTGTGTTTTTCTGCCACCATAACCACCTGTCTGCCAACCCCAATAAGTTTCAAAGTCAACCTGATAAGGAATATCTGGGTTATACTTTATTTCACTTACCAGTTTAACATCAACTGCGATGCCGTCAAGGTTTTTTATTTCAGAAATATACTGATTATTACTTGTGGTAAATCCTTTGACTGATGCAAGCAATGATGGTTCATTAAGAATTGCATCAAGCGCAGTGGTGCTATTGGTAAAGAAACGTAAGTAAGTTTCTTTGCGAAGACGACAGTCTGGGTCAAGATTTTTCAAGGTTTTTCGCATATTTTCACGAATATCCCAATCTCTTGGAATTCCTAATTCTGCACGAAAGTGATACTTGCCATACCACAGTTTGGTTTCGGTATTAACACGCCACTTAAACAAATGGTCTCTGAACCGATCACGGTATTCAATCAGCGTTAATTCTGCTATCTCTGTCATCTTCTACAACCAATTCCAACTTGTCAACATTTAGGTCTACCTTAATATTAGCATGATTCTTTGTCTTGTCAAACAAAATTATCTTAGCCAACGGCGTTTTAATATGTTCATGGATAGTTCGTTGCATTGGTCTGGCTCCAAGACTTGGGGTATAACCAGTCTTACAAAGCCAATCTAGCGCAGTATCAGTTAACGTTATTGCTGTATTCTTTAGAGCAAGTTGCTCATTAAGTTCACGAATAAACTTTTCTGCAACCTTACGAATTGTAGCCCCATCAAGTTTATTGAATGTAACAATCGCATCAACACGATTGCGGAACTCTGGACGGAAATGCTCTTTAACAGCAGCATCAACCGCATCACTGCGATCTTGATTACCAAAACCAATAGCAAGGCGTTCACTGTCTGCAGCACCAAGATTACTGGTCATAATCAGTAGTGATTGGCGACAGTCAGCACGTTTACCATTTGTGCCAGTGATGAAACCTTCATCCATAACTTGCAACAACACTTGTGCAACATCTGGATGTGCTTTTTCAATTTCATCAAATAATATAATACAATGTGGGTTCTTGGCAACTTCGGAGATAAGCAATCCACCAGCAAGGTTAGCATCATCATAACCAACATAGCCAGGCGGTGAACCAATCAATCGTGAAATGCTATGCTTTTCTTGATATTCACTCATATCAAAGCGTAGCAGTTTCATGTTAAGTTTTTCACCTAACTGTTTAGCAAGTTCTGTTTTACCTGTGCCAGTTGGACCAAGAAATAGGAATGAACCAACAGGCTTGTTATCAGCCTTTAAGCCAGCCTGTGATACCCATACACGGTCAAGAACAGCATCAACTGCTGCATCTTGATTGTAAACTTTAGCCTTGATATCTTTATCAAGATGTGGCATAAGTTTTTGTGTATTCTCTGCGCCAAGCTGAACTTCTGGAATACCAGTGATACGGCTCAATTCACGACGAATTTGCGTAACATCAATCGTTCGTGAACCACGTGACTGTGTGCGGCGCAATGCTGACGCACTATCAATCAAGTCAATTGCCTTATCTGGCAACTTCTTATCAGCCTGATAACGATGGCTCAATGCTACTGCTTCATTGATAGCAGCATCGGTAATCTTAACGCCATGAAATGCTTCGTAGTTTGCTTTAATGCCACTAAGAATTGCAATACAATCTGCAATGCTTGGCTCGCCAACATTCACTTTATTAAAGCGGCGCATCATTGCACGGTCTTTTTCAAAGTGCTTGGTATATTCTTCCCATGTAGTTGAAGCAATAACCTTAAAGTCACCACGAGCCAATGCTGGCTTAATCATGTTGCTCAAATCAACACTGCTTTGGCTGCCAGCGCCAGCACCATTCATCTGATGTGCTTCGTCAATAAAGAGAATAACATTGCCACGCTCGGTGGCAGCGTTCATAATCTCTTGCATACGCTCTTCAAAGTCACCACGGTATTTGGTGCCAGCCAACAGCGAACCAACATTCAAGCTATAAACATCATGACCACGCAAGAATTTTGGAACATCATTGTTTACGATATTATATGCAAGTCCCTCGGCAATGGCAGTTTTACCAACGCCAGGATCGCCAATCAACATAACATTACATTTATTCTTGCGAGCAAGAATTTGTGTCATTTCAGCAATTTCAGTCGTGCGACCGATTACTGGATCAATCTTGCCTTCAATGACAAGTTCGTTAAGATTAGTGCAATACTCATCTAACGCATTGCCGCCAACTTGCATACCTTTCTTGCGCTGGCTATTAAACGCTTCTACTACTTTTTCTGGTTCAACACCATATTTCTTTAAGAAGAAAGCAGCATGACTATGTGCTTCTTTAGAAATAGAAAGATAAAGGTCTGCTATATTGATTTGCTGACGACCAAGTAGGATTACTTGTGTAAATGCACGATTAAACACACGCTCAAGGGTTTGAGTCTTTTTGGGTTCATTGTTATCATTGGTTTGCGGAATATTTTCAAAGATATAATCTTCTACTTCTTTGATAAGATTATCAACATCGATTCCTATTTGCTCAAGAATACGATTAAATCCACGCTCATGGAGCATACTAACAAGTAGATGTTCCACGGTATAATATTGATGATTGTTATCAATAGCAAATTGCTTTGCTATTTTAACTACTTTTTCAAGGTCGCCATTGCTGCTAAATTGTGTCATATTATTAATATAACATACTTTCCTTGCTTGTCAAGTATTTATCGGCTTTATTTTCTGTATTTCTTTAATTAAATTTAGCTGTTCTGCGGTCAAAACCGTAGGGATTTTGATATTAATTCGGGCAATATACTTGCCACGGACGCCGTTCTGTCTAGGAAACCCTTCGTCCGTTATACCAAACTGGCTTTGGTGCTGAGTGCCTGCTGGAATATGCAATTCTATGGTTTTTCCGCTTGGTAATAAGACGGGAATATTACAACCCAACATAGCTTGGAAGGCATCAATCGTTATATCTTCCATAATATTTTCATTATTTTTTACAAAACGTTCATGGCGATGAATACGGATTTGAATTTCCAAATTGCCTCGTGGAATACCAGGATTAGCATCATCTCCCCGACCAGGTATTGTGAACACATACCCATCTTCAATTCCAGCGGGTAATTCTACATTTAAACGTTCTGTATTATTTGAAGTTTTAAATTCTATAATTTTATTTTGATTATGTAGTGTGTCTAAAAATTGTAAGTCTAGCTGAACCCGTAGGTTTCTATTTTTTGGTTGTTGGCGAGTTTGAAATCCAAATTGACTAAAAAATTGGTCATGGAATGCGGCCATTGGGTCTGGACCACCACCAAAGTTAAAATGAAACTCACGATGCTGTGCCTGAGCATATGGATTATGATTAAATTGTGGCTGTGGATTGCGCAGCGTATGGTCATAATGCGCACGAGCGTTTGGATCACTTAATGTGCTATATGCCTCGTTAATCTGCTGAAACTTAGCCTGATCACCACCCATATCTGGGTGATGCTGCTTGGCTAGACTTCTAAAAGCAGCTTTTAATTCTTCGGGGCTAGCTGTTTCTACTACACCAAGTGTTTGATAATGATTCATTTTTTATTATACAACTTTTCAGCGTTTTTGTAGGCAATCTTCTCACAAATATGTGGTGGCAATTGTGCCAAAATCTCACGCCACACATCAATAATTTCTGGATAATGTTCCCAAGCAGCAATAGTATGACAGTCTGTGCCAAACATGATTTGATCTTGCCAACGATTTAATAAAGCCAACCAGTCACGTTTAATTTTGCCATTTGTTTCTAAAAAACTGCTTTCTAATCTTGCTTGTTTTTCTTTGCTCTTTAAACTATAACGACCTACCCAATCGCCATATTTGTTAAGCCATATCTTGCGAAAATGAAACATATCTTTTTTACTAATAGTCATATAAACATTTTTGTGACGATTTAATATTTCATTTGCGTGTGCATCATCTGTGTATGCACAATGTGGAATAATAAAATTAATGTTTGGATATTGAGAAAATAATTGATTAAAATCTGGCCAATCACGTTCCCAATTATAATTTTCCCAATGAACCATGACGGGTATATTATGTCCTTGTAACAAATCCATGAGTGCTATGCTGTTTGGTGCTAAACAATTAACATATCGTTCACCAGTTAGATTTTTTTCTTTAAATTCGATAACATGCTGTTTATCGGCATGAACATAATGAAGTTCGCCAATAAATTTGGCACCCGCCCGAACTTCATCCATTGTATCTTTAACAAATGCTATAGTCAAATCATCACGTTGATCCATGCGCTTGTATGTTCCCAATACAATCTGTTCTGGATATTTGTTTGCAATATCTATAGTATGTTGACGACCATCTTTTTCTTGCTGATAACGCCCAAATAACGCAAGGCGATAAACACCACTTTTTTGCATAACGTCAATAATATGTTCGCCACTGACATTACTGTTAATTTGCCCCATAGCATCAAATATAGGACCGTTATATTTTACTTTAGGTTTGTTTAATTTATTAAGTTTTAATCTCAAATATATAAAATATTCACAAACATCTTGGTATAAATTGCTAAACATAAAAATATCCTTTAAGATAATTATGCCTCAATATCTATTGTTTGTCAATTATTAAGTTGTAGCAATTGAGCCGCCTGATGGTTTGTTGCCATTATTTGCAGAATTTGCTGCATTATTTGCAGCGTTCTTTTCTTGTGTTCTGCCCCAAGCAGTAACACCTAAAATAGCACCAAATGCAAGATGAATTAATCCACCGTTAGCAAGTGTCAAACTTTGCCATTGTGTATATGTGACTGTATTTGCGCCAAGACTCTTAAGAAAAATTGGCATTAACATGCTTAGTACTGGCGCAACCACAAAATCAAAGAAGCAGATTAACATATAAAGCCAACCCATTGCTGGACGCCAATATGCTTTCATCCAATGTTCGCTAGCTTTTTCTTCTTTTTTGCTTTCGTCTTTTGCTATTTGTGCACGTTCATATGCAACTTCATCTTCTTTTTGATCTTCATGGCGATCTTCAAGCGCCATTTTATGAAATTCTTTTTTCTCTTCTAACTCAAAACGTCTTTCTTCTAGACGAAGTTTACGAAGTTCAATATTATTCTGATCAGCTTCTGATAATGTAACTACAGGTGCAACAGGAGCAGCAGTTTTTAACTGCGCATCTTCTGGACGCTCATCATCTGCCATGCGGCGTGGGCCAACTGGCTCATCATCTTCTTCAATTACTACTGCCACTGGTAGTTCCTTGTGTGGTTGAAGTTTTAGTGGTTCCATCTTTAGTGGCTTGGGCGTCATAATATTGTTTGTATGCGCTAACTTGTGCTTGATATTGTCTAATGACTTTAACAAGGTTGGCTTGGTTGACTGCCAAGTCTTCGTAATCTCTTGGATTAATGGCGAAAAGGCTTTCGCTATGTGCTTTTCCAAATGCCGTGTCAATGTGATCTTCACTTCCTGGTTTTGCGTTTTTATTTACAACATGCCATTCGATATCATTTAAATGAATATTATCTACACTTGGCAATACAAGAGTTGGTCGCTCTACTGTAACAACAGCAGTTGTGCCTGCGGTTTGACACGCAGCTAGTAATAAACATAGTGGTAATACTTTAACAACCTTGAACATTTGCCGCACCCTTGTTGACTGTTTCTTCAATGCATCTAAATGACTTGGATGTTGCGTCATTCATGCGTTTTTGTAATTCTGTTGGCTTGCTTGCAGCAAATGCGCCAAGATCACGATTATTTTTGGTAAATTTTGCTTGAATATCATCTACTTCATTGCGAGCAGCTTGATAATCATCATATGCTTTTTGAGCAACTGCTTGTTGTTCTTTTAAATCTGCTTGTGTTTTTTCAAGTGTTGCAGTTGTAGTTTTGAGTGCAAAATCTTTTGTTGCAACTTCTTGGTTTAATCTTGCTAATTCATCTTGTGTATACTTGAAATAACCTACTACTGCACCAATTAGTAAAACTACCGCCAGTATTTTATAAATTGAAAATCCAAACATTATGATAATCCACTTAGTTTCTTGATTGCCTCTATATCACTATTTAACTTTTGCGTTTCATTTTTTAGTTTGCTATATTCTTCTATGCTTTTTTCATAATTATCTGCAGTTAATGGAACAACTTTTTCAAAGTTTTCTTCATTCATTTGAAGATAATCATTACTTTTGTACCAACGAAACTTCCAATCATCACGTTTTACGCCAGTTAGATAATTTAAATCATCCAACATTTCGTTAACATATTTGTAAATGCCTGGTTTGCGTTGAACTTCAACAAACACTACACGCTCATTATCACGAATTTCACCTGTGCTTACATCAGCATCTAACACAAAATCATAACCATTTTCAAGAAAACCAACTAGGTCATTTGCTGGCATCATATCTTTAACTTTAAAACTTAATGTAATAACATCATTTGGTTCGCCCATTTTGCTATTATACTCATCGATATGAATAGTATTCGCTACCAAATATTTTAAATCATCGGCCTGTAAACCTTCATTAAGCTGTTTGTTCATTTTCTTGTGCCTCGGTTTCTGGTTCTTCCTGATTGTTATTTTGTTTTGATGCAGTATCTGTTAACCCTTTTTCAATGCTTGCTTGTAGATCGGCTAAATCAACTTCTTCGCCAGCAATATCAACAGAACCTTGTTTAATATCAGACATAAGTTTTTTAGGCAATAGAATTTCTACATACCAAACTGGGAAATCAACTAATCTACCTTTGTGACTGCCTGGTCTAATATCTGCTGGACTGCGAATACTAACAGGCATCTGAACAACATCTTTTTTGTAAACAACTTTTGCGCCAAATGGCAGCAAACGTTTAGGAGCAGAAGGGTCTGGCATACGATCATATGGCCACATAAATGTACACTTTACCCAATAACGACTAACGATTGGTCCTTCTACTATTTCACCAATACGCCAATTTGGAAAGGTGTAAAAGTCCATACTATCTAATACACGTTCAAAGTCACATAGCATGCTAATAGAAGCATCACTCATGTAAAGTTGTTTTATACTTTTTAAATTCTGTTTAATACTCATTGTGAGACAATCCTAAGATATTTATACGTAAAAGACACATACAACTATTACATGATAATGTCATACTATTGGTCTTAAATACTTTTGTACTACAACCAGTACGGAGAGAAATTAATTCATGAAGCGTAAACAGAAGTTAAAAGACCATATGAACCCAAACAACGCATCACAATCTAGAAATTATTACAATGTAACCCAAATAGATCAGTTCCTTCCACAAAAAAAGCGAACTGTTGAAATTATTCCTCGAAACTTAAATCAAGAAAATTATCTATCACTGCTTATGGACCCTGCTGTAAGCATTATTATTGCTAGCGGACCTGCTGGAACTGGTAAAACACTTCTTGCAATGCAAGCTGCAATTAAATTCTTGAAGGAACGGGCAATTGATAAAATTGTAATGACTAGACCAGCCGTTGGAGTTGAAGGAGAACGTCACGGATTTTTACCAGGTGATTTAGTTCAGAAAATGGAACCTTGGACAAAACCACTATTTGATGTGCTTCATGAGTATTATACAACACGTGATACCGTATCAATGATTGAAAACGGTGTTATTGAAATTTGTCCATTAGCATTTATGAGAGGTCGCACATTCAAAAACGCATTAATAATTGCAGACGAAATGCAAAACGCAACACCAAATCAAATGAAGATGTTGCTAACACGCATTGGCGAAGGCAGTAGAATTGTGGTAACTGGTGACGTTCGTCAAACTGACCGTACAGAAGGTGAGAATGGATTATTAGATTTCAACAAATTGATTAATAGTTTCCGTGATAGTGAACATGTTGGAACTATTGAATTTAATGGTGGCGATATTGAACGTCATCCAGCAGTAGAAGAAATCTTAAGGATTTATGGCGATATTCGCTGATATTAAGGGGGCAGAGAAATCTGCCCCTTTTAATTTACACTTACAACCGAGTCGCCTATAACTAGGTTAGCAACTGAATGTTCGACATTCGGAATAGCTTCACCCAACGTATAAGTGTTAGCAATGATAACAGTAAACGGATGATTTATTGTTAGACTAGCATTTGAATTTTTAATTATAATTGGATTCATACTATAGTTTAATACTGGGTAAATATCCGATCTTACAGTTACCGCAGTTCCATCCATAGTTGCATTGGAATAACGCCATTCACATAAATTTGCAAAAATGTTATCTTCACGTAAATTACCTGTTGGTGGTGGATTTTCAATATAAAATGGGTCGGGAATAATTTCGCTTGAAACAATTCTTCCAACATAAATTTTATCTTCATTTGTTGTATCATTAGATGGTTTATTTTTATAAACAATTTCTAAATTATTTTGTGACTTCATGTCATTAGTTTGAAAACTTAACTTATCCCAATCTACAATTGATGTTGGAAATGTAGCGAGAGCATTGGATATCATATATGAAGATACTACTGCATTGCCATTCCACAAAACATCAATAACAGGTTTATTTCCTGTTGTATCCCCTTGTTGCAAAAATAAATCAATATTGTAGTTCATTTGCGATACTCCATGAGATTATTTATTTTAATTTCCACGACTTAATAGCTTGAGTAAACGCCATGTATTATAAGCATCATGAACCGAATCGTTTTCGTGTTGCATGTCTTTTGCCCAACTTGTTTCTTGAATCCAACCGCCATTTTTTCCTTGGCTTTTGTATATTGCCCACGCTTCTGGTAGATACTGTTCATACCAAGTATCTTCGCCAGCATCATTTCTGGTCATGCCAAAGAAAGCGTTACCATCCATAATAGCCATAACTTCGGCTATTGGTCGCAATAAGTTTTTTTCTTTTTGTGTAAACTTTCTCTTTTTAAGTTTTTGGTTGTATGATTTCCAAAACCATTTTAAAAAAGAATCAGGTTCACTTTTATTCATTGTAATTCGGATAACTCACATAATGTAGCACTTAAATTGATTTCAGCATCTGCGACCATAGAATGATTTACTAAACCATTGCGAATGATAATAATAGCTTTATCTTGTGCATCATCGCTACTTGCAAACAAATCAAGATTATCGTACATCCAACGAAACACTTCTTCCATTTCATCTGGGCGAACTTGACTGCAAATTAGTTTACGTGCTTCACGTATCTTTTTAGCCTTAAACAATTCTACTGCCTGTAATCTATAATCACTGCTGTTCTGTGAACCTTGCGAAATAGTTTGTAGAACACCATTACTACTGCCACTCTGCAGTGAATTGATACATTTGCGCAAATCTGGATACTGTGCGCTAACATAGGTATCTAAAACATCCAGTTCAAAGAGTATATTTTCTTCAACAAGAATTGTAGCTGCTCGTGCAGTAAATTCTGTTTTATCAAGTTTTTCAATGTGGAAACCTTGACAACGACTATGCAACGCTGGAATAATTTTATTAGGATAGTTGCAAGTCATAATAAAACGAGCAGTACTGCTATAAGTCTCCATCAACCCACGCAGCACTGCTTGTGCGTTAGGCGACAGATAATCTGCCTCATCCAACAGCACTACTTTAAATTCACCAAATGGCATTGTGGATACAAATCCTTCAATGCGGTCACGGATAAAATCTACACCATTATCTCTAGACGCATTGATTTGCATCACATCATAATCTTCTACGCCAAGATCATTCATAAGAACCTTGGCAAGCGTAGTTTTACCTGTGCCTGGTCCACCACTGAATAACAGATGTGGGATATTCTTCTCGTTCACCCATTGCAAAACTTGGTTTTGTTGGGCATCATCACGCCAAACATAATCAGCAACCGTGCGTGGGCGGTATCGTTCTGTCCAAAGATAATTTGTAATCATACAATTATACTAACATAAGGTTAGAGGAATGTCAACTATTTTAGTAAGTTGGATTGATACCAAAAGTTAAATCTTCGGTTGGCATTTCATCGCTGCTCATTAGAATATCTTTTGGATCAACAAGACGAACAGTTGTAGTTTCACCGTTTTCATCTGTCATGTCAAGTCCACGTGTCCAACGACCATGTGCAACAAGGATATATTCACCTGGTTTTACATCTTCTTGTAATCTGCCAACTGCTACTACTTCTGCCCAACGTGGACGGATGCCTTGACCTTTTTTATCATCATCAAGAATGATAATGCCACCAACGGTCATGCGTTCACCAAAATCCATGTCCTTGACAAGAACATTATTTTTAGTTGGTGTAATTTTGCGATAATCTTGATTATAATGCAGTGTGCTACTGCGTGGTCCAATCATATTAGTTTTCATATTCTGCGTCTCTGGTTTCTTAAACGTTCTGCTAAATCTTCACTGCGAGCGGTTGCATCTGCAATTCCACCTGTTTGTGATACTGGTGTAGTTGGATCAATTTGAGTAGGCTCAGATTGCGAAGATAAGATATCTTCTATACCATTTGGTATCGGTTCTGCAAATATATCAGCAACTACTGCCGCATTTACTTCATCTGTATTGTTATATACAGTATTATCGCTCAACGGTGAACCTTTTTGTGCATTATAATATTGAGTCATTATTTGATCACGTGTCATAACTATTTCTCCGCCTGTTCCAAGGATATCGCCACGAGCATTTTGTTTACTGTTACCAACAGCAATAGTACGCTCACTTTTAACTCGTAAGGCGTTCATGTCTAAAAATTTACCATTTGCAGTCCGATGCATTTATTATTACTCCTACGGTATTTACCGCATAAATTCTGTGAAGTCTAAATTTTGTCTTAGACTGTGTATTCTATGTACGCCAATTAAGTATAAAACAAAACTTGCCACACTAGAACCACGACCAACACCCCATACTACACTATTGTTACGCATTGTGTCAACAAGATATTTTAAATATTGCAGCAATGGTAATAACCCACGTTCTGCATATGCCATTAGTTCTTGACCAGCACGTTGTAGTTCATTTTGGTCTGCACACCGCTCCAACACCCACTTGGCAATATCTAAGTCTTTATATTCTTGGGGCATAAACCATTCTTGTTGGTTGTTAGCATGATAGTCATGTATTGTTCCATTTAAGGTTGCTAACTTTTGTAATGGTTTATAATCAATATACAAACTTTTGATAGCAGAATTATATTTTTCTGGATTGGTAATAGCAATATCATCTATATTCAGTCGTGGGTTTGTATAAAATAAATCCGCCAACTCGTTATCGTTGATTATGCTACGTCCATATTCGTCAGTTTTTATCACCTTTGATAACCTCTGGCTTCCATTTTTTTAGTGGAATAATATTACTCTTTGCTTTCTTTTTTTCTATTGTAACAGGTTTCTTTTCCCATTGCAAATATTCTGGCCATTCGTTTTCATCATACTTCATAATGATTTCTTTATTTTTTGTAATTGGAATATCCCATGTAGTTGGTGTATTTCTAAACCACCACGCAGGTCGCTCCCAATTTTTAAATGCCAAATCATCCATTAATTCATCGCTTGCAATAATATCTTCATCAACATGTAGCGTAATATCATCACTTTTATCACAAGAAACTGCAATATGCTCAAGGGTAACACGTCCTTGTGTAATGCTTAAAATTTTATACCAAGTAACTACGGCAATGACAAAATTACTTGGAGCATATGGCAATGTAACAATACGGGAACTAAATTTTTTATGTAATGTAGGAAGTAATGGATTTGCAACATACACAAAAATTGCATCTTGATACAAGTCTTTGATTAAGTTGCGAATACGACCAAAGCATGTATATGGGTCTTCTTCCTCTTGAGAATGGTCATTAAAGTCTATGCTAATATTATAGCTACAAGGTTCTAAAACATCTTTATAGCAATTTATAGCGGTAAATTCTGCTTGCCAACTAACATCACTCATCCTATGTCCAAACTATCCTTAAAAATTGGATTTTCTTTAGCTGCTTGTGCTTCTTGTTGATACCTTTTATTAATTTCTTCTTGATAGGTATCTAACACATTTCGCATTTGCTGTATCATATGATTATGTCCCATACGAGCAGCCCATGCCATTTTCTTGTGTATGTCATTGGTTGTTTTTAACAAATCATCAAGCGACTTGTCAGTTAAATCACCTATCATTGGATGCATTATCTTCTTCTCCATAATTTAATAAAGTTCTTAAAGTTTTATTATAATTTTCTGTTATTGGAGTTCCATTTAGTTTTATGTAATTTTTTGGAATATTTGGATCATTTAACAAAGACCCATCATAAAAAACTTTAGTTGCCTTTTCTAAAATTTCTTCTTCAATTCCTTGTAATCTTGCTGCATTTATAACTATTTCGCCAATTTTATTGGTTTCATAAATTTTATTTTTTATTTTTTCAAGCCATGGTTGCATTTGAGTAGGATTCAAAAGGTAAAAATCATGAAATTCAAAACCATTATTATGATTGGTAAAATTTCCGATTATCCAATATACATCTTTCCATTTTTCCAAATGCTTGTATCCCAAATCTCTTGCGGTTGAAACACCACCTTTTGATGTGGATTTTAATTCAAATTTAAAATGTCCTAAACTAGCATCAACATCTTCTCTGCCAATGCCTTTATCAAGACCAAATAGATCAATCATATAATTTTCTCTTTCGTCGTCTTGAACTATTTTTTTAGGCATTACAAATCACCTTTTACACGGTTTTCACTATGCCAAGCATCAAAAGAACCGCCTGGATAACGTGACTCTAGTTTCTTTACATTTTCATTGATTACATCATTTGGGTCAAGTCCAAGTGCCGTGCAAGCATTCATCCAATACCAGATAATATCGCCAAGTTCACGCTTCATGTGAAATACATTTTCTTCATTAAGCGGCTTGCCTTGGAAAAACATCTTTTTGATGATTTCGTTAAATTCACCACTTTCAGCACTCAATCCCATACCAGCCGTCAACAGTAATGCTGGACGAATATTGGTACGGTCTTCTTGGTATTCGCTGAGTTCTTGAAAACGCTTTTCAAAAGCATATTCGTACTTGCTTTCTGCGCTGGTTACTTCAAGCACAAAATTTTGATACAATTTAAGGTCTGTCATAATTTACTCCTACACTAATATAGCGTTAAAGAGCATTTAAGTCAATATTAAAGAGAACTTTTAAACCACTTATTAGGACCAGCAAGATATGTCCATTCAGCGTGACTATTTGCTGAAAGAGACGTAATATTGCCATTAATAATAGTTCCAGCGGCGCTATTTGCAATTAGATACAAATTAGCAATTGATGGTTGTGAAGCAAGTTGAACGCCGCTGCCATCTACTGGATTTTGTGGAAATAACACGTTAATGTTTGCAATTGCAGTGCCAGCATTGTCAATGAATGTGCGCTGTGTTGAGACATTTACATAGGTAGGTGATGCAATTGTTCCGTTTGAAATGTTTGCATAAACATAATCTGTATTATTGCGCTGACGAATTAAGTCTTGAATATAAACAGTATTGCCAGCATCATCACTTATAAATTCAAACCAATATGTTCCAACACCACTACCATTAAAACTTAAAGTATTTGTAAGTTGGTTATATTCTTGAATATATGTTGTACCTGTAGCAATTGAAACACTAGCAGGCAGAATAATTGTATGTGCGCTATTTGTAACATAAAGTTTTAAACGAATACGTCCAACTGTGCCTGCTGCAGGAAAGTTAGCAAAAGCAAGTGTAATCGTACCATTTGTTTGAACTTTTTGGTAATGTCCACGAGTATGGTCAAGAGTAACGTTTGTGGAAATAATACCATTATCATATTCTGTTTCACGGAAATCTTGAATCTGAGCACTGCTTAGTAGTGTGCCAGCCATATTGTTATTAAGAGTTGTACCACTTAATGCACTTTTGACAATTGCCTTGCTTTGCAAGTCACTAAGTTCTGCTGCTGTATAGGTGAAATTGTTCTTAATATTCGTAAAGTTATCACGAAATCCTTGGCTGTCGTTATCGACACCCGCTACTGGATATGCACCATTGATATTATTTGGGTTTACGTTACTCATTTATGATTTCCATGTCTAAAATATTTAGCTGTTATAAGTTATTTATTTGTTCAATAATAGCGTCATAAAAACTACTCAACCAAGTATAGTTGTATGAGGGAATTTTAAATAACTGTCATTAGCAAATGGTAATTGATATTGGTCTTCATTATTGATAAATTGTGTTTTCTTACTATCAAAAGTTGTTGGTGACTTTAAAGTTATAGTTTGAAGATTGACTTCTGCATATTTTGGAACAGTCTGACTTGAGACACCAATACCAGCAGAAGTATATTGCCATGTTTGATTAGCTTTTGCGCCTTCTTGAACCAGCACAACCTGATTGATTGTAATTTGTTGTGTAAATGTTAGATATACAGTGCTGTTTACAATACTAACTGTCCAAACGCCCGCACGTTCATTAACAGTTGCACTGCCATTTTGAACTTCTGCATAGCCAGGAACAATTGCTCCATTTAAATTCCAACCTTCATTATACTCATTTGGAAATAGCGTTGGATTATAGTTTTCTTGTGTGCTAAACACAATGGTTGCGCCATCCCAGTCACCACTTTCATCACCATCAAGTCCGCCTATAGCATTTATTTGATTTATTGTATGGCCGTTTACTTGATCAAATGGTATGTCAATTGCATAAGAAATGGTTGCGCTTGGTGTAATACTCAAAACATAACCAGTATCAAATGTAGTATAAGATTTGGTAACATATTTGCCAGTGCTTAAATCAAAGTTTATATCCATGTTATTATCAAAGATATAACGATCTGCTGTAAATGGAACAAGTTTAATATCTTGCTTTGGTGTATTCGTTAAATTAAAAAGCACTCGTTCGCCTGTGCCGGGTTTTAAGTAAGCCAACACTGCAACAGTATGATATCCTAAAATATTGCCATCTGCTTGAACACTTGTTAACCACTGTGGAAGCGTATTACTATCAGTCTCACCAATAGCAACAGTAATATCGTTAATCATTAGACTTAAATCATTTGGATAAAGAGTTTGTCCACTTGGAATAGTAAAGCTACTATTTGGTGTGTTACCATTTAAGATACCAGTTGCTGATTTAGTATATGTTTTTGTATCTTCTATAAGGTCAACGTATATTACATCATAAAGAGCATTTCCGCTGCTGTCTGTAGCTGATGCATAATGATAGTCACCAAAGTAAAAACGTTTATTATAATGCCAACGCTGCATTGCTGCAATATAATCACTAGCTTGGCTCGGTGTTAATCCATATCCAACAAGAATTTTAATATCGTTTTGAATACCCCAATAAGGATCATTTGGACGGTAGATATCATTATAATCAAAATAATCAGTATCTGTTAAAATAGCATCAAGAATAGTTCGCTTTTCAACACTTGGCAAGCATACCAAATATAGATTATCATATGGAGTATATGTAACATTATTAACAGTTAATGTAAAGATTTGTTGTCCACTTATCGTTTGACTAAAATCTGTTGCATCAACAATTAATTGATAAGTTCTATCAATCGTGGTCGGTGCTAATGTAACACCATTTATACTATTCTGCACATCAAATGTAGTTGTTCCTTCATCCAAATCAAATTGTTGAAAACTTACACGACCACTGATTGAGCCATCACTTAACAGTGCTAAACCTTGTGGTATTTTGCTACCACTTGCTAATGAATAATAAAGTTTACGACCACTTGTAGCTACTGCTTCAACTGTAAGCTGACTTACTTCGCCAGCATTGATTGAACCTAGCAACGGTGGCGTAATCCAATTTACACCTAGACTTATAGAACCTAAAATTGTTATAGAAAATACTTGATAAGGACTTGTTACCGTATTATCAACAGTGCTATAAACTTGAACACCAAATGTATAAGTTTGGCTTACATATGACTGTGGTGGAATAAATCCAGTTAACCAACCAGTAGTTGTGTCTAGACTTAAACCTGGCGGTAAACTAAAGTTACTTTGATCCCATGGGCTATCATCCCATGGAACATTATCAGCATCCCATCCTGTACCAGCTACGCCAACTACGCTATATCCAACAGATATATTGTCATAATCAATGCCTTCAAATTTGAAAGAATAATAATTACCGCTAGTGAAAGTAGCATAATCGCCTAAACTAGTTGTAAGCAATAATGGTAGGCGATAGTTTGATGTATCGCTACTTACATTAGTGTCATCGTCTGTGACTAGCGAATTGTCAGCAGTCATGCTATCATGATTAATAACTACTATGTTATAATCTTTAGTATCAAAACCTTTACCATCACTTGCCACAACCGTAAAATAATAAGTTATTTTACCAATATTATTATATGATTGACCTGGCGGTAAGTTAATACTATTTTGATCCCAAGGCGAACTATCCCATGGAACCGAATCAATATCCCAACCACTTGGCGGAACATAAGTTGGTATCAATGGTCCACTAATTAAACCAGTTGGACTTAAGCTAACTCCATTAGGTAATTGTCCATTTAAAATAGAGAAAGTAAGTGAATCATTGTTTAAATCAATGGCACTTAATTGTATATTAATTACTGAACCATCAATAAATTCACCTAATGTAGTATAGTTGCTTGTTAATAATTGTGGTGGATAGTTTCCAGTAACAGTTATAACAAAACTACGATCAGTTATTTTGCCACTGGCACTTATAGCACGAACTGTAAATGTGCTTGTGCGGTCTTGTGTAACAGCTTCTGGAACACCATCAATACTATAAGTGTCTTTTGGATTTCCTTTAACTTGTCCACTGCTATCAACCTGCAAGCCAGCAGGAAGTTTACCAGCAATTAGTTTATAGTTAACATCTGAACCATCTGGATTTCCTGTTGGATCAACTGCTTGTAATCCTATCTGGAAAAATTGTAAGGCAGGAACTTTTCCTAAATTGCCACTTGGCGTAATCCATTCTGGATATGCTGATGCATAACCTTGTGAAGTTTCTTGGGTTATAACATCTATTTGCTGGAAAAGTGTTTCACCAATTACATATGGATAAACTGGCAAACCACTATTATCAACTGTACAGAAATATGCATAAGTTCCGTTTGGATATTCTGGTGTTACACAATAACGACCGTTGTGAGTATCTAAATCACCACCACCAACAAAGTGATAATCTTCAATAAACATACCCATCGGATATGTTGTTAAATCATGCGCAGTAGTAGCAGCGCGATAACTTGATGGGCGAAGAGCATAGCCAGTTGCCATGTTCTTAACGCCACTGTTTTTGTCTAGCGGATTTATATATCCGCTTGGTCCATAAATTGGAAATCCATCTAAGCTAAATCCAAGTATTTTACTATGTCCATCACTTTGGAATAATCCGCCATTAAGATAAGAAATTACTTCAATTTCTGGCAAACCATGCACTGTGCTACTATAAGGACGACCGCCTTGACCACTTATCCAGATAGGAGCAAAACTATAGTCACTATAAAAATAACGACCATCTGATGTTGCTCGACCACCTGCATAATCTTGAAGATACCAGTGCTGTCCATTATCAATTTGTCCTTGACGAACGCCATTGGCATAGGATTGGTCAAAATGAAATCCAAATGGTGTAGTAAATCCAAATGGCGGAGCGGTATCAATAGCTGCTGGATAAATTGCTACACCATTTAACCAAAATCCAACTAATTGTTGACCAGTTGTTTGGGGATTAGCAGTTAAATTTTGTCCACTATTGTCAATCCATTGGCGATTATAATATTGTGCAAGTGGTGCAACATGTTGATAGATGCTACCATACCCATGATAAGGAACGCCTACGGCTGTAAAATTTACAGTATTAGCAATTGTATTGTTAATAGGAACATCAGTTAAAAATGTCCAGCTATCACTAACATTAATCAAACGATCAAGTTGAAAATTAGTGGCTAAACCATTATAAACTGACATACCGTAACTGCTCCACAAGGATATTTAGTGGATTAACCAACACGTATCCAACGAGGACCGCCAGGTAGTTGTTGTGGCGTAGGGCTGCCATTGTAAGGAGCATACTTAACATAATGCCAACTTGCAGGTGTCGTTGGAGTTATGCTTGAAATATTGCCGCTAACACTGCTATCATTTGCTATAATGCGTAGACTACTAACATTAATGTTACTACTGATAGTAATCTTTGTTCCATCACTGATATTGGCATTTGCTGGTAAGTATACGTTTGCCACTGCAACTGTTTGTCCAAGAGTATAATCAAGGATCAGGGTTGATACGTTGCCATATAGTGTTGTAGTATTGCCTGTTGTGTTTGCAAGATTTGCAAAAGCATATCCGTTAATACTGATATAACCTAATATGTAACTTGTACTGCTTACGCCATTTGCAGCAATATTTGCATTTGTATAATAAGTTGGTAGATAGTTTGCCACGCTAGCATTACTATAAAGTCCAGTAAGATATTGTGAACTACCAACAAAATATGTTGCATAGGCATTACCAGTTGCATTAACATTTCCGCCATTAATATTTCCACTGTATGTTGGAAGATAAGCAGCAGCTTGTATATTGCTATACATACCAGTTAATAAGCTACCATTGCCGATAAAGAATGTGCCGCCAACGTTGCCAGTTGCAACAAGATTGCCAGCAGTTAAATTTCCTGTGTAAGTTGGTAAGTATGTTCCAATGTAAGCACTTGCTTGGCTATTGCCATACAATCCAGTAAGTGTGCTACCATTACCAAAATGATAAGATGCGGTGACATTACCAGTACTAGTAATATTAGCAACAGTAACATTACTGTTGAATCTAGCGGTGCCAGTAACTTGTAGTTTGTTTGTAGCATCATCGCTGCCACCAATCACCCAACGGCTGCTGGTGATACGACCTGCTTCGTTGGCAGCTAATGTGCCATCAGTATGGAATACAATTGCTTTGCCACTGGTCTGCGTACCAAGCGAAATGTTTCCGCCATTTACATATAGATAACCATCATGTGCAGTACCAATAGTGAAACTTGGGTCACTATAGTTATTGCTATTGATACCCATATCAATATAGTTTGCAGTATCACTGCCGTCATTTGCTGTTGCAACAACGTCAGCACTGGTTGAACTACCATTACCAATATTCTGAATATTGATTTGTGTATAATAATTAGAATTATCAACAAATTGTGCAGTTAGATTTGCAGTTGGAACAGTACCAGGTGGTCCTACAATAATATCATATTGTGAAAGAAGGTTACCAGCATAAACATTGCCACCAGTAACTTTAATATTGCTTGTAGCAGTTAGATTAGCAGCATTGACATTGCCGCTTGCATTTATGTTTCCAGTAACACCAACGCCGCCTAGTGTAACTAGAGCACCGTTAGTATATGAATTGCTTGCAGCAGCACTAAGAATATAAACTTCGGTTGCGGCTGAAATAACAAGGTCGGCAATACCATCTGGATCAATTGTTAGGTTAGCACCACTGCCACTTAGTGTGGTAAGAGTATTAGAAACAATATTGGTAGCATAAACATTGCTTGTAAGATTAATATTTCCAGCAGTTAAATTACCGCTATAAGTTGTTAGATAAGCAGCAACGTTTGTATTGCCATATGAACTTGGCGTAATACCACTTAAACCACTTAAGTAGTATCCGTTACCTGTTACGAATCCACTAGTAGTTAAGTTACCAGTTGCATAAATGTTACTGTTACTGTAAAGAGTTCCAATGTTTGCAATAGCAATGTTTGCAGCAATCAAATTGCCAATAGTATTAACGTTTGGTAGGTTGTTTCCTGTGAAATTCTGTGCATTGATAGCAGTGCCAGCAGTGGTGGCATACAATGCAGTAGTGGCAATAGTAGCAGTGCTAGCAGTTCCGCTTAGGTTACCAATGATTGGATAAACGCCATTAGTAGTAATCTGTCCATAGAATGTGGCATTATTGGCAGTCATGCCAGTGAACCAAGTAGCATTAGCTACTAACGCACTGCCAACGCCAATTAATACATTTGCATTAAAAGTAGGTTGTAGTACTAAATTTGCACCAGGAGTATTTGTGGTATACGTGTCAACGCTACCAACTGTGCTAAACAAGCGGCTGAAATTATTATTTGTCTTAAGTAATGCTGTTCTTAGCGGGTCGCCAGTGCCATCATTTGCAAACGCACCAACGTTAATAACCTCTTGTACCATAAAAAAACTCCTGCACAATATTTAGCAGGAGTAATTCTTAGACACTAATTGATGTTCCGCATCCGCATGAACTCTTGGCCATCGGGTTCGAAACAACTAGTTGGCTACTAACAAAATCACTCTTATAATCAATTTCACTGCCTAACAGATACATTAATCCACTGCCATCTACAATAAGACTTTTGCCGTCACCTAGACTAATCATCTCATCAAGATGTGGTGTACCATTCTTGGCATACAATTCTTCATCAGCAGGTTCCCAGAAATATTCAAAACCTGCACAACCGCCACCCTTAAGCCCAAATACCAAATATGGTTTTTCCATGTCAATTAGTACACGACGAATATGAGTTCTTGCTGCTTCTGTAATAGTTACTGCTTGCATAATGATATCTCACTTAAAACGATAGGTAATTCTTCCACGAGTCAAATCATATGGTGTTAGTTCTACCGATACACGATCATCTTGAATAATCTTAATCTTATTCTTGCGCATATTTCCACTAGCATAAGCAAGGATAATATGATTTTCTATATCCACACGGAATACTCCGTTAGGCAGAACCTCTACTACCTTGCCTTCCATTGTTAGTAATTCTTCTTTAGCCATCCGTTACTTATATTTCACCGACATACTATCACCAGTGTCTGGATCAAACATTGTAAATGCGTCTAACTCAGTAGGCGATGCTGGTATTACTGTTCCGCTTGTTGTGGTATTTTTATACAATTCATTTGTTAATTCTGCTATCTCATCGGTAAATATTGCTGTAGAACTGTATCCACTTATTCTATCATCAGCGGTGGTAGTTGTATAAACTCCCCAATTGCCATAATTTCTGCCTTGTTCATATGTCTTTGGCGACCAGTATGCACCTCTATCTCTGTTCATATTATTAAAATTAATATCAGTTCTAAGTTGTTCTACTTCACGGCGCAGTTCTGTCAGTTCACGCCACATTTGTTCAAGTGGTCCAACGGGACTAATGTTCATGCTATCTTCTGCTACTTTGGTCAACACTATAGCTTGCTTGAAAGCATCAATGACAGTTGGATCACGGCTTAATAAAACTGCATCTAAGTCTCGCAGTCGTTCTATTAAATCAGTTTGAGCCATTGTCTAGTAAATCCTTTTTGCGATAAAGAAGCGTCATGCCAGGTGTCCAATACAGATTTTCAGCAATATGCCATGGATCGCTATTTTGTAAGAAGCTATTAATACCAAACACGACTCCAATTGCTTGCGCACCTTGGCCAAGTTGAACCTGTGGATTAGGCATATGAGCAAAATCATAAGAGTTATTAACACAGATATAACGATTAACAAACTGTGCAAATCGTGTGCAAACTGTATAAACATAATTTCCTTCTTGGAAACTATCGACGAATAGTATATCGGTTTCTTGAATTGTTTCCAAATCTAAAATTTGCTGATTAATGAATACAAATTGAACTCCATATTCATTTGCTAAATCTTGATAATCATTAACGCCTTCTGGCAATACATGATCATATACTGTAATACTCTTTGGCTTGGCACTTAGTGCGATGAGAGTAGAAAGCCCATTCCCAAAACCAACAATAGTAATACTATCAACTCTCCTGCACCAATCCAAGAAAGCAAGCATCTGTGGATTACTGCTAATATTTTGTGCGATGTTTTCATAAATTTCCTGCATGATTATAATTATACCTTTTGATGTTGCTTTGCTAAATTTAATAGCACTTGATATTGTTCCCATGCTTCCATGACAGTAGGATACTGCTCACGAATCATGGCTTCATAAAATGCGTTCTCTACAATATCATGTGCGGCATTTTTAGTAGTCCAGATTTCTTCACGCTCATTATTTGGCAGCGTGTTGATACGCACACGAACCTCTTTAAAACCTTCTTCATGGTTGTTCCATGGACGACGAGTGACGGTTTTTCCACCGTCTGGACTCTCATAAATCCAAGAGGCCATTTTTAATTCCTAATGTTTGGGGAGAGTGGTCAAGGTATGACTCGTCGTTTTCTCGTTCATAAAAATAAGCATCCGCATCGTTGATAGTTACTTTTAGGTCGCTATGGAAAATATCATAGTCCGTAAATTCACCATCATTATGATAAACACGGAATACCCATACTTCACCAATTGGAAGTAGAACTCCACTTACACCATTTGCACTCTTTGGTTCACTCATCCTCTACGACTTCCTGAACCAAGATTTGTTTTATCGGACTCTGGACTAAAATACATAGTTGGACCTTTATTATAGGCAACCGTTGTTCGCATTGCCTTTGCCATAATTTCTTTCTGCACCTCTGGACTTTCCTTGTGCAGATTGGTCATGATGCCCCTCGCAAAACCGTTACCAATGCTATTACTAAGTTTGCCGCTATCACGGTCCACAGAATAATCTGGTAAATCATTTTTGTGCTCTCCAACCTGACGCTTTTTAGCGGCAATTTGTGAAGGGTGTAGACCACGTTTCATAAGCCACTCGTCGTGGGGTGTCAATTTTTTGACAGTTTTAGACTGTGATTTGACGGTGCGTGTGCTGGTGTAATACGCTGGTAGTAGATGCATGGTCATAGGAATACCCCTGATTTCACAACTGCCTAGCAGTATATCACAGTTTTGCACCCTTGTCAACCCCTATTCCGATGGTCTAAGCTGCTATTTTCCAGTGATTTAATATCATCACGGATTTGTAATCGCCGCTTTTTCAAGTCTGCAATCATCTTTTCTTCTTGTGCATCGGGAAATTGGTGCTTGCGTTCCAATTCATCAATCTGGTCATCAAGCAACTTATGGGTCATATGTAAGTGATCAATTTTCTTCATATATCTAATATAAATTATTGGTTAATGCGTGTCAATAATTTTCTTGACGATTTCTTACTGCAATGCTTAATTGGTCTGCGGGTATTCTATTCATTTTATAACCATCATATACATGCTTTAAGTATTTGTGGGATGGTGATTTACCTATATCATCACGGCTTTTAATCATTACATAAGTTAAAGCTTTATATAATTTGCCTTTATATAATACTTCGATAAAAGCATGACTATAATCTTTGCCATCTCCTTCATACCAATCCAATATTTTTAATGAATCCATATCAACTGCCCACAACACACCATAAGTTTTTGCGCCATCTTTTGCTACGATATTAGTATAATGATTTATTTCTAGCTGCTGATTTGGTGCAACCGCAACTCCAATGCGTTGTGCCTCTGGAATACGATTTTTTAATTCGGGAATATTTGTATTGTGCCCATAGGCAAAATAAAGTATGCGATCAACCATACGGTATTTAACTTTTTTTAGTATACTGAGAAAAGATAATATGACAACTTATACGATTTTCATCTTTGCCAATGTCACCAATCATTTCGTGCCATTGGTCATAATCATTTATTTGCAGATAACCAGTGTTTATTTCAAATGGAAAAAAATATTTAGGTTGGGTTTTTTTACAATCATAATAGAATTTAGTTCCCAATTCATTCTTGCTTTCACTAAGATAAACTTGC